CTCGGGGGTCATGATCTAAATAATCCCCGTGAGTGCCGCCGTGCCGTAAATCGTTGATGCGTGCGCGTCGCCTTCCCACCCGATCGGCATCCGAAAGCCGCTGGCATTGCGATGACCGCCGCCGCCGTACCTCTTGGCAATCGCGCTCACATCGACGCCGTCCTCACGGGAGCGCAGCGAGAACACGCGGCCATCGGGCGTGTCCCAATAACAGGCCGCGAAAGGCTCGCCGGCTGCCATCAGGCTCCCGGCGTCGCTCGTCAGCGTGTAGGGCAGATTGGCGACCGGAACGCTGATACCGCCGATGATCATCCGGCGCTTGGTGACGCCGACAAGCTCGGCGATATCCTTGTGGTGTTTGCGCTCGATTGCCTCGCCCTGCTTCGCCATCAATTCGAGATCGGCGGCGAAAAGCTCGTCCCAAACCGTGAAGTCATAGGGGTAGCTGAAAACTGCGGCCTGAATCTCGCGCGTGTGAGGCAGCAAAAACCGCCACAGGTCGCGGTCTTCGATATGGTCAAGCAAGCGCGGGCGTGGCTGGCCCGGATGGAAAAAATCCCACGCGATCCCCGCGCCGCTGCGATTCATGTCGAACACCGCGCGGACGGGTTCGGCATTCTCCATGTCGTCGAGCGCTGATTGTTCCACATGGTCGAGCCACGTCTTTGGAGCCCTCAAACCTGCCAAGTCATCGGCTGCCGTCTTGTGGTGATCGAGGATCAGCACCGATGATGCTGCGCGGCCGATCGCGTCGATGACGGGCCGCTTGTAGCTAAAATCCACAAGCACCACGTCGCGCCCGCGAACATCTGGCGGGTCGTTGCCATAGATGCCGGGGTGAAATTCGACATCGGCATCACCAAACCGCTGGCGCACGGCCCACGCCGCCCCGAAGCCGTCAGCGCAGTTGCCGTGGTAGATGCAGAGAGTCTTGTTCATTCTTGCCTCGAAAAATCGGCCGCTGCCGCCGGGCGCTCCGGGCTTGCAGCGGCCAGTTGACACACGGGAGGTACCGGTGGGCGACCGGCGGCGCCTCGCCTTGCGGCAAGCTCGGGATGGGTCATAAGCTCGGAGGGCCTTCGGCCCGCTTGGCGTCTGCGGCGCGCGCGAGAGTCGCGGAGCGGTCGAAACCGCCGGGCTCGGTGCGCGCCAAGTCCAAGCACGCGAAATACAGCGCGAGGTTAGCCAACCCCTCGCCCTCAAGATGAGGCGCACAGCCCTTTGCCTCCCTCTTGAGACGATCAGCCAATGCGGTTGCGCGATCTAACACGCTCACCATCCGCGCCTCGCTGCGTAGGTCTGCATGAGCTTCTGAAAGTCGCGCTCAAACTCGGGATCGATGTCGTTGTGCATCCCAGTGAGCCGGCGCACTTCCGCTGCGAACTCGGGAACCGATGCGATCAGCTTCAGCATCACCAACGCGGACGGCGCTGAGCGGCCCGCCATCAGGTTCTCAGCCGTGCGAACGTTGATGTTCGCCGCACTGGCGAGGTCTTTGACCGGACTCGCCCGCCCACTGAACGCCCGCTGGAGCGTATCGGCGAAACTGCCGACCACGCCCCGGTAGTCGTCGAGATAGGCGAGTGCAGCCGTCACGTTCTCACGCTGTTTCCCGTGAAGTAATTGAGCGATTGCTTGCGATGATGCGCGCACGTCCGTTCTCCATGCTTGTGGGCATGGAGCGAGACAGACAGAAGCGCATCAGCAAGCAGCGCCCGCGAGCGGACCAGGATCGGATCGGCCTCGGAAACCAGCCGGTCCAGGTCACGCGCGAAAGCGTTGCGAACGATCAGAGAGACGACCGGGCGCGGCGGCTCCGCGCGCTCGGCGAGGTGGTGGCGGATTTGCTCGCTCGCAGTCATCGGGGCGAGCCGTGAGACGGTTGTGGTGGCGCGTGTGGGGTCGGCATTTCACCGGCCGTGGCGTTTTGAGCGTCAAGATTCACAATCGAAACGCCGGGGCCGTTGTGAATGACGGCCACAAGGCAACTTTTTTCGCCATACAGGCATGTAATTTCTGTTCCACGAATAACGCTTTCGGCCCTAACGGCGAAAGGTTTAACGTTCGGGGCGCGCACCATATAAATTGCCATCGCCTCATCCCCCACGCTGCGCCGCGCGCGTCAGTTCCTTCGCCCGCGCCAGCTCCGCTTCCCGCTCAAGCCGAGACTCGCGGCCGAACAGACCGCACAGCACCCAGCCGAGACAGAACGAACCGATGCACGCGAGAGTGAGGATCACGCGGGCGCGCCCTGTAAAACACGAATAGCGCGGGCTGCACGCTTCGTGCGCTCGATGTAGCCGCGTTTTTCGAGGATCGAGAGAATGCGATGGATGGAGCATTTAGAGGCGTAGCCGGTTCCCTCCATGATCTCCTCGAACGAAGGGCCGATTCCTTGATGCTCCGCGACGTAGTCTCGAACGAATTTAAGAACGCGATGCTGGGCTGCGGTGACCGAGAACACCGGCCGCACCGCGCGCGTTTCTCGCAAGCGCTCGATCTCAGCGACAGCATCCAGCGCCATCTGGCTCGACGGCATGCCGCGATGAAGCCGTGCGTGGACGAGCAATCGCTGGGTTATGTCCATCTCGCTCACGCCGCCCTCCCCTGCCCGCGTTCGGCGATGCGTGGCCCGAAGTCCGCGTCGCTGATCGCGCGGCCCTCCGTGTGTGCCGCTCTCAGCGCAGCGGCCTGCAACCAATGGGGCGCGCCGCGCTGACGCCACTTCGCCAGCGTGCGTTCGGAGATGTTGGGCCGCTCGCGCCGGGCCACATCGCAGATGAATTTCCAAGAGTCCGACATGTCGGCATACTAGCCAATTTGTCTCCCCGCGACAAGAGACAATTTGGCGTTCTATAGAAGTTCTGTTTTACGCAAAGATAACAGCGGGTTATGTCGAATCCGGTGATACTGCGCCCGATGGCGAAGCAGCTTACACCTTTCGAAATATCGGTCGCGCGCCGGGCCGGTTCGGCCGTCCGGGCGATGAGGGAGGCCCGCAAGTTAACGTGCGAAGACTTGGCGGTCCTGCTTCAAACCTCTGCCGATGCCGTGGCAAAGGCTGAACGCGGCACCCGCCGCTTTTCGCTCGCCGATATTGCGCGCCTCGCGCTTGAGTTTGATTGCTCAACCGATGATTTAATCTTTGGCCCTGGCCCCCGCCCCGCTATCGTTCGCAGCTCCAAGGTTGTGTGGGCTGCAGACTAAGTAACAGCCCTGATTCATTAATTTGGTAGCGTAGTTGCATGCGGCAGATTGTCGCAGGCACCCAGACATTTTGGCTTGACCAGAGACAGATTGTCTGCGACACTCTCCCCATACTGAGAGGGAGACGCAGCGATGACCGACCGGACACCCGAACCCCAGACGGCTGACCTCGTGAAGCGGCTGCGGAACGGCTTCGACAACATTCCGACGGTTCTGGAATGGGAGGCCGCCGACGCCATCGAAGAACTGACGGCGGCGCTGCGGGACGGCGCGAACGCTTTCGATTTTATCGGCGACGTTTTGCACACGCAGAAATGCCCGGCGACGGAGCGGGCGGCGCGCGCGCAATCCGCCAACCTTCGCAATCTCCTCTCGAAGTACGAGGCCTCCAATGGCTGACCTGATCCCGTTCCCGCGCACATGGGGCAACCGGATGCCGCGCGCAGCGCAGTCTACAGCCGATATGGTCTCTGAGTGGGCGACGTATGACCACAACCGCGAACGTGCCCGCTGCGCCAACGGGATGCCCGGCCATCCGCCCTGCCGCTCGCCCGCCGAGCTTGAGGCCCTGCTGAGGGCGCGGGCCGATGTCACGGCCGCACGGGAGGGCGTGTGATGGCTGAGATCAAGATCGACAAAGGCGCGCCGATGCCGAAGGGCGTCCGCACCGTCGAAAACTATAAGTACCCGTGGGCAGAAATGGAAGTCGGCGACAGCTTTTTGGCGCCGAAACATTTGAAGTATTTCAAAAATTTGGTGTCACATCCCAACAAGCGATACGCCCCGCGTCGTTTTACTGCCCGCAAGACGCCCGAGGGCTACCGCATCTGGCGGGTCGCATGACCGCCCTCTCCGCTGTCCTCTCCGCCATGCCCGCCGACGAGCCGATGCGCGGCCGGCGCGTCGATCTCGACGAGTGCTTCAACAGGATCGAGCGGCTGTTGGAAGCTGCAGCGACCGAAACGCCGGCAGACAGCAAGGGCTCGGACATCATCGACGTGATGATGGGCCACGTCGATAGCTGGCGGCTGTGGCTGGACGATCAGGAGCGCGCGCGGGAAGCGGCGCAATGCACATGCCGGCCGCGCGCGGTTCGTCCGACCGATATCGACCCGCCGGACATCCGGCGCGACCGCAACTGCCCGATACACGGGATCGACCCGGACCGGGCCTACGACGAACGGAGGGACGCATGAAGAAGAAATCAAAGACCATGTGCGCCGGTTGCCGCAACGACTTCTACAACGAAGGCAACAACACGCTCGGCGTGACGGAATGCTGGTCATTCAAGAATGCGGCGGTCTGCACGCGCTGGAAACTGCCGTGGTGGACCGCGCCCACTGTGGACGGCGCATTCCAGGAAGTGACGACGCTCGATTGCCACTATCGGCCGGGGCAATACGCCTTCTACAAGCAACTGCCTGACTTTGCCGTGAACCCACGGAAAGAACGCGGCGCAGGGAGGGACGCATGAGCGAGACGAAGCATACCGCTGGACCGTGGGTTGCACTACGCAGCATACCCGAAGAAGGGTGCGACGGCTGGTGGATCAAAGCGCAGCCGCACGCGGCGTTGCGCGGATTTACTCACGACCTCGCTTGGGTGAACGGAGGCCAAGAGAACGAAGCCAACGCTCGCCTGATCGCCGCCTGTCCAACGATGTACGCATACATCGCCAAAAAAGCCCAAGATGGAGACGCCGATGCCGCGCGCATCCTCGCCGCCCTTTGATGGGCTAACGGACACATGGGGGCGCCGCAATCGCAAGCTCGCCAATCGTGTCTGTCCGAAATGCAATACCACTTTCCGCCCGACGCGGGAGACAAGTCGGTACTGCTCTCGTCCCTGCGCATGGGCCAACAATGGCGGCCGAAACAAAAAACCAGAAACGTGGTGGAAGTCCACGAAAGGCTACATCAACGGCCGTATCTGGATCGGCGGGGTGCAGATGCACGTCAAGAAGCACCGACGCATCATGGAGCAGCACCTTGGTCGAGCGTTACGGCCGCATGAAGACGTGCACCATGTCAACGGCGACAAGAGCGATAACCGCATTGAAAACCTAGAAGTCATTGCGCATGGGGCGCACTCAACGATGACAAATTTGAAGCGGCACTCTCGCGCCAAAGCGGAGGGCCGGTCATGACCCCGGAAGAGCGTGCGAAGCGAGTGATGTTCGGCAACAACGCGCCGTTCATGGATGACGACATTCTGACTGCATCGCATGGCTACATCATCAGCTATCCGCAATTGGTCGCCGCGATCCGCGAGGCCGTGATGGCGGAGCGGGAAGCGTGCGCGAAGATCGCCGATGACTCCGCATCCAGATGGGACAGCCAGCCGGATGACGACTGTGCATCCATCGCGTGCGGCGACATCGCCGCCGCCATCCGGGCTCGCACGCCATGACCGGCATGAAGCCAACGCGCAAATTGATCGCGACCCTTCCAACTTGGGCTGCTGACCACATTCATAATCAGCGCCGCACCCTGCAAGCCGTGTATGGGGCGCTCGCAAAGGCTCAAGCCGAACGCGACACATTTGAGCGATCGGTTCGCGAAATGCGTCTGGAATTGGACCGCGCTAGGGCTCGCATCGCTGAATTGGTTAGCACGCGATGAGCCTCGCCGACAATCTCACCGAGAAAGATCGGCGCTGGCTTCGTGCGTGCGAAGCGGCCGTCACAGTCGATCCGGGCGTGGCCTGGGAGCGCGCCCCGATGCGGTTCCGCAAGCTCGAACGCCTTGGGCTGGTCGAGAAATACTTTCTGCACGGCGATAAGCACCAACCCCGAGCGGTGCTGACAACGATGGGATTTGCTCACATCAGAGCAGAAAGCAGGAACGCATGAGCCTCAACCGCCTCTCCGCCGACACGGTGATCGGCATCGCGTTCGCAGCTATCGCGCTGTACCTGCTCTGGCAGGGCGTGCGCGCTTTTTTGAGGATCGCGGCATGATGAACAAGATCGATGAACAGCTACGCGACGACCTGACCGCCACGTTGCAGGCCGGCATCACGGACGAGGCCCTTAAGGCGATCAAGAAGGCAGCCGATGACATCGTCCAGCGCATTGAAGACGACATTGAATGGCGCGTGAAGGATGACTTGGCGGGGAATCTGTCGTGGTACGTCGCCGACATGGCGAGCCGCGCCGTCACTGCATTGCTAGACGGCAACTGGCAGATGATGCGGCGCTACCTGACTTGCGAACAGGGCGGATGGAACGGCCGCAGCGACGGCGCCAGCATCGCCCCTAAGGATATCGAGCGGCAGCACCCGGTCATTCACGGCGCGTTGTTCGAGGGCGAATGCATCGCGCTGCGTCGCAAGATCGCTGAGGCGCACCGGGACTTGCTGACCAGCGAACGCATTCTTGACCTTGAAGATCAGGTCAAGTCGCTGGTCGCGCAAGTGAACAAGTTGGAGCGCGAGAAAGAGGAGATTTTTGAGAGGTATCGCGCATGACCCGCCCCACCGACGTAATCATCGCCCCCGGCGTCGAGTTCAACGGCACCTTCGGGTTCACGAGCTGGGAGCAAGACCAAGCGCAGCGCGATCAGATCGTGCGGGCGCGTCGCATCCGTGCCGAGCGGGACGCGGAACAGCGGGCCGAGCGGATGGCGATGCTGCGGAGGGCGGGATGACCCGCGACTCTCGCCGTGTCGATCAGCCGCGCCCCGGCTACTTCCGCATGCGTCTGGTCCGTGGCGGACCCTACGTCGCAGCGCGCATCTGGCAGGGCAAGACCGGACTGTTGGCCCACGTCAACGGCACGCCGACCAATCTGGACCGCGTGTGGCTGTTCGGCCACGAGATCGACCTTGCCGAGTACCAGAAGCTCATGGGGCGCGTGCTGGTCAATGCCGGCGAGGCTCCCGATCTGATGCGACTCCCTTCTCCATTTTGAGGTTCCCATGCCAGACGATACGATGATTGGACACAATCAGCCCCCCTCGCCAGTCGATGCGCTGCTGCGCGAGATCGAGGCCACGTCAAGCGATCTGACTGAGCGCGCATCCGAACTTGCCGGCGGGGCCGAACGGTGCGTCGTCAACGATGACGACACCGCCTCGCGCGCGACCCTGCTTGCCAAGCAGATCAACGAGGCGATCAAGGTCGCCACAGATCGGCAGAAGGCCGCGAAAGAGCCCTATCGCGTTCTCGCCGATGCGGCGTTCAACTGGTTCAAGCCGACGCTCGACAAGCTCGACACGGCCAAGCGCGCGACGCTCGGCAAGCTGGACGCCTACCGCCGCCAGCGCGAAGCCGAGGCCGAGGCCAAGCGCAAGACCGCCGAGGACGCCGCCAGGAAGGCCGCGGAAGAGGCCGCGAAGGCGAAGACCTTGGATGACGCCTTCGACGCCAAGGTGCGCCTGGAGGCCGCCCAAGCCCAAGCGGCGGCGGTCGTGGTTCCCGAGGTTCGGTCGGCATACGGCCACGTCGCTACCGGCCGCAAGACGTGGGACTACGAGGTCGCCAATCCCGAGGCTGTGCCGCGCCACTTCCTGCAGATCAATCACGACGCCATCAAGGCGCACATGAAGGGCCGGCCGAAGGACAAGCCGCCAACGCCGATCCCCGGCGTCACGTTCTTTGAAAAAACCACCACGGTTGTGAGGTAGCCATGCAGTCGGAAGCCATCAACGAACTCGCCGCCGCGCTGGCAAAGGCGCAAGGCTCATTCACGGCGATCAAGAAGGACAAGACCGCTCGCGTTCGCATGAAGTCCGGCGGCGAGTACCAATACAGCTACGCCGATCTCGCCAGCGTTTTGGAGGCGGTGCGAAAGCCTCTCGCCGACAACGGGCTTGCCTGCGTCCAGGCGATCAATCTGACCGACAATGGCCTGATCTTGCAGACGCGCATTCTGCATTCATCCGGCCAGTGGATCGGATCGACCTATCCGCTCCCGGCTGGCGGTGCCGCGCAGGAAATGGGATCGGCGCAAACCTATGCGCGGCGGTATGCGCTATGCGCGCTGGTGGGGATCGTCGCCGAAGATGACGACGATGGTGCGGGCGCGGAAGAGACGAAGCCGCGTCAGAATAAGCCGCACGACCCGTCGCCGCCGCCGGAGCCGCCGCCGACTGCGCCGACCTACCAACTCATGCACCCAAAAGGGCGCGTCGCGTCGCGGCACGAGCGGCCTAGTCTGTTCCTGTCAGCGCTTGAGGAAGAGATGCGCGGCGCGAAAGACCCGCATGTCTGGTGGGCAATCAACGGCGCACAGGCCAAGGCCATCGCCGAGCAGTTTCCGCAGGCCAAAGAGAAGGTCGCGGAACTCGAAGAGGCTGCATCGTTCGGCCGGACCGCGGCGGCGTGAGGAATAGGCGCGCGTTCTGTCCCGAACCGCAAGCCTATGCCGGCCGGGGCGTGGTGTCCCGGCCGGCTTTCCTGGAGGGAGATAAATGAGCGATCTGTTTTGGTCTAACCGAAATTGGGATTTGTGGCGCTGCTACAAATGCGCCGTCGAAATCATGGTTCCGTCAGGATGGAACACAGCGCGGCGAAACGATGTTGGGCAGATGTTCTGCATCAACGGACACCCGCAGGTCTATTGCGAGTCAACGGCAGACAAGCTGCGCCGCGAACGGGATACGCTCAAGCAGCAAATGGCGCGGATCGAAGAGGAAAAGCGCGACGCGGAGAAACGCGCCGCTGCCGCCGAAGCCGCAACCAACCGTCTGCGTAAGCGGGTCGCGGCTGGAATCTGTCCATGCTGCCATCGCTCTGTCAGACAACTCGCGCAGCACATGAAGACCAAACACCCAGACTTCGGCCCGCTGCCGTTGAAGGCCGTGTCGTGATTCTTCCGAAGAAACGCGAGCGCATTCGCAGCGGGATAGCCAGAGCGCCGCAGCGCGAGTGGCCGAGACACCGCCGCTGGATAAGGTCGCTGGAGTGCGTGTGCACCGAACGCCGCGAAATGGTGACCGGGCGGTGGACATGCCAGGGCCGTGTTGAGTGCTGCCATCTTCGCCTTGGGACGCATGGACCAATGAGCGATCGGCCGCACGACTGGTTCACCTTTCCCGGCTGTGCCGTGCATCACATGCAGGCTCATCAGATCGGCGAGGCGTCATTTCAAGCGCTGTACAAGCTGGACCTGCGCGCGATCTGTCTGGCCTTGGCCCGTCAGTCGCCGGACGTGGAAATGCGGAAGGCGATGAGGGAGGCGGGGATATGACCCCCATCTGCGCCACGTTCTCGGACTTCCGCTTGGTCAAGGGCCGCAAGGTCTGCCAGCTTGTGTGCGAAGTGCCTCTAGAGCAAGCCGACGCGGCACTGGCCGCGCTGGGCGGGCTCCCGAATCCCCATGCCGAGCGGTGGGTTGGTATCGTGCCGCTCAAAGCGCAACCGCAGGGCCAAGACAATAGCGGGTCGGCGCCGTCCCCCTCCCTCGCCGACGCGGCAGACTCGCCCGCTGCCGCTCCCATGTCGCCGTTGCACAAGGCGATAGCGCATTTGTATGAAGATGGGGGCAGCACAGAGCGGGAAGCGGAGTTCTATCCTTCTGATCCGCGCCCCGCACGGCAAACGCTCCAGGCCCAAGCTCGCGGTGCTACCGAGCCGGCCACCAAACCCAAGAAGCACTGGGACGAACTCAAGCCGAGCCAGCAGGCGGCAATCGCGGGCCAACGTGCGGATTTCCACGGCTGGCTATGGGACGCCGGACCGTCCGCGCGCTGGGACGGCCAGCGGGTTGTTGACGCAACCGAATTTGTTACGCCAGCCGCGTATATCCGCTGGTACTGCGGCGTATCCAGCCGCTCCGACCTCGACACCAACCCCGAAGCCGCGAAGCGATGGCGCGAACTCCATTCGATGTTCACAGCCGATACGCAATATGGAGACAGGCGATGAACAGCACACTCGACATCTTCGGCGCATGTCCAAACTGCGGGTCTGAATGGGGGTACTTGGCGCCAGTGTGGCCGGACGATGCGTGGCGGCCATTTTCTCGACTGATCGGCGTCGTCGATCGCGACGAAGATCGCGTTGCATGTTGGCGCTGCCCTGATTGCAAGACGGAGTTACCGCGATGACGAAGGCAAAGACGAAGACGAAGACGAAGCGCCTGCGGGTGTGGATCGTCTTCGATAGGAACGGGCGGTGCTATTTGGACAACACGCGCGATACGCGCCGCGCTGCCATCGCGTCGCTTGTTTACGATACCGCGACGCCGTGGGCGCTTCTCGCTCGTGATGGCTGGCATGTCCGCCCCGCCACCCTCACCTGGACCCCGCCGGCCAAGGCCAAGAAGCGGAGGGCGAAGCGATGAGCGAGCCGATCACCCTCACCGAGCGCGAGCGGGCGGTGTTCGGGTCAATGATCGAGTACGTGCGCGAACGGTGCAGGAACAATGCACGCGACGGAAATCAGGCATCGGGCAACGCGGTTTCCCGCTGGATGGAAGATTGGCTCGCCAGCCAGCCCACAGAGTCGGCATCCCCTCCGCGCGTCCCCGGAGCGAGCGCGCAACTTGCCAGGGAGGGGGTTCAAAGTGGACCGGGCCAGCCGACAGACATCGTGGAACGACTGGAGCGTATTCGCAGCATGATCGGGAAGATGTGCCGCGAAGGACGCCCGCCAGCAATGACGGTTCCTGCTGATCCGACGCGCGACGAAGACCTGTTTATCGCCGACGCGGCAGACGAAGCCGCCGCCGAAATCCGTCGGCTGCGCGCCGCCATTGACGAATGTCTGGAAGCCGCTGGCATTCCGGTAGGCCAAGCGGAGCATTATGTTACGGTGCCGGCTCTGATTGCCGACAAGATTGGCGATATGGAAGACTATGCTGCGATCAGATACCGCGCTGGCATCGAGGCGGCGGCTCGCCATCTAGCTGCAACAAAGGTGACGGAGCATCTGGCTGATGAAGTCCGCGCGCTCGCCGACAAGCCGGCGCCCGATGAGCGAAAACGGTGCCTCGAAATCGTGCAGCGGCATATCGACGCCGAGGTCCGCGCAACATTTGCGAATGGCGCGACGCTGCAAGACGCCTTCACGGCCGGATGCGAAATGACCGCCAAGGCGATCTTCGACGACATCGCCGGCACGCAGCGGTTCGCTACGCCCATTGTGAACATCGACGGCGACGTGAAGCAGGAACGTTTTGACGCGCCGTTCGCAGCACGCAAGGGAGACTGACATGAAGCTAGACCGCAATACCAACAAGGACGGCGCGGGCAAATACGCGCTCGTACGCCTTCGCGGCACCTTGAGCGAGGACGCAAAGTACGCGCTCGCGCTCTTGCAAGAGGAGGGCGTCCTTGATTGGGGTCGCCGCGGCGACGACGACGAGTTTTTCGTCATCAGACTCAAGGACAAGTACGCGGCCGACGCACTGGCTTCATACGCGCGCGCTGCACGCAATGATGACGCCGAGTGGGCCAACGAGGTGGATGCGCTCGCCGCACGATCTGGACCGAACCATCCGCTTTGCAAACGACCTGACTAGGGAGTCGGCCATGACCAAGGGGAAGCCGTCGCACTTCGAGCGCGCGCAGGTGGTGATTCGTCAGATGGTCGACATGGAGCGCGAGTTGACCGAGATCGGATTGCACGCGACAGCGCGTAAGGTCAACGCGGCGCAGCAGAAGATCGGGTGGGAACTCGCCGAGAAGACCGAGAAGGCTAAGGGAGGCTGACATGACCGCCCTATCGCCATACGAGATTTGTGTAGTCGAGCGCGGCGAGTTGCGCGCAGCCCTCGACACCGAGCGCACTGCCCGGCTCGCGGCTGAGGCGCAGGTGAAGGTGTTGGAGACTGCCATCGACAACTTCAATGCATCTATCCAGCAAGAGTGCTGCGGCCAGGGCGCAGGACCGCCTGACCGTGAACCCGAATGTTGCGGACAACCCGATCTCATAGTCGATACGCAAGCAATGTGTGCGCTTATCAATGTCCGCGCCGCCCTCAAGGAGCCCGCCAATGGCTGACCTAGACCCTGCGCTGATCGAGAAGGCGGCGCGCGAAATTTTTGAATTTGATGACGTATTGCAAACTCCGGCCCATGAGCCATGGGAGCAAATGTTCTGGGATGAATTGAGCGACGATGCGCGTGTCAATTATTGCAGTCGTGCATCCGTCGCCCTCCTCTCCCTCGGCATCCCCGCCGCCGCGCTCAATGCGCTCGTGCGAGGGGAAGCGAAAATCTGGCCCGTCGAGCCGACGCGGGAAATGTGGGCCGCTGGCGCCAATGTCGTCGTGGACCGGCGCCGGTTGCATCACGACACCGTAATAAAGCGCGTCATCACGGCGATGGACGCCGCCAGCCCCTACGCCGCGAAGGAGTGACCCGTGACGACTGCGTATCCGCTGCATTGGCCGATGGGGTTTCCTCGCACGAAGTTCGCCGAATCCGCGCGGTTTCGCACCGGCTACGATCAAGCTGTCTCGAATGTCACGAAGTCCTTGCGCGCTTTTGCCAGGGACAGCGGGAAAGACGTAATGAACCTGACGATCAGCAGCAACGTCACGATGATGAAGCAGGAGCCGCCAGATGGCGGCGTGGCGGTCTATTTTCGCTGGGACAACTTGGATTGCTGCGTTGCGGTCGATCGATATCGGACGCCAGCCGACAACCTCCAGGCCATTATGCATGTCCTTGAAGCCGAGCGCACCAAGTTGCGTCATGGCGGGCTCAACATCGTGCGAACTGCATTTCGTGGCTACGCCGCTCTACCGCCCCCGAAGGGGCCCGACGGCCAACTGGCGCCGCCGTGGTGGGACACTCTCGGACTGCCGCAGGGGTCCGCTCTGAGTGCTGCCGAAGCCCGCTATCGCGAACTCGTGAAGTCTGAGCATCCAGATCGGGGCGGCGACCCGGCACGGTTCAACGTGATCACCGACGCGATGCGTAAAGCGCGCGAAGAGCTGAAGGAGTGACAGATGGCCGACTGGATGCCGATCGAGACGGCGCCGAAGGATGGGACTGCAATACTATTCGCGGGAAAGTGGCGCCCGTTTGACGCCAATCCTGGCGGAACATGGCATATCGCTATCGCGAGATGGTCAACGTTCATGTCGAACCACACCGGCTATCAATGGATACTCGAACCACTGAATACACTTGATAACATCAATGTCGAGTTTACCCACTGGATGCCCCTCCCTCCCCCGCCAACCGAGGACCGATGAATGGTTGACCCTGTGAACCTGACCGGATTGGATGCCGAGATGATCAAGAAAACCGGCGTCCGGCCCGACCACGAATTGACCGGCTCCCACTTTACGCTCAAGGACGCCGGGTTCCCCTCCCTCGTCCGCCTGGAGCTGCCACTTTCCATGGCGCTCGAAAGTGACATCCTCCAGGAACTTGCCAGACTTCAGGGCGATATCATCGAATTGCGCCGCCGTTACGGCACTTCTCAAATACAGTGGGCGTTTGAGTTGAAAATTCTGATATCGGCTGCCAACGCCAGACTAAAACAGAGATCAAGACTTAGTAGTCAGAACAAAATCTGAGGCAATATACATTATGCGACAGTAATAATCTTACCTACGGGTAATATTGTTTCTGCCGCATTGATTCAAAAAGAACCTTCGACTTCATCCCCGCAATCCACAGCCTTAAAAGCGTTCTCGCTTGTTCTATACCACGGATTGAGGCCCTTGACGAGCGCGAGCGCAACCTAGCAGGAGTCGCCATTGAGTACCCTTCTCGACCGCCTCCGCGCCATCGTCGCCCGGTTCTGGCCGTTCGCCGCACCCCCGCAACCTGTCCTGCCGGAACCGCCAGCGGCGCCGCACAAGCCAGAATCGGACGAATCTTTCGGCCGTCACTTCACCTTGGATGGCCTGTTGGATCGCCTCGACAACTACCATGATGCACTCAGCCAACTAAGGACACGCGACCCTGAGGGGTTCCGATTCTATCGCCACATTGGCGGCCAAGTCCTGCCGCGCTCGATGCTGTTTGAGATTGCCGAAAATCCCACCGCGAACGTCTTTCGGCCGGCGTTCGGAATGATCCATTTTCTCGATGACGAAGACGACAAAGACACCATCGCACCATCGTTGCTCTATTACCGTAAATACGCCGCTCGGCCATATGTCGAGCCGACAAATGATGAGCTTTATGAAATCACGATGTATTATCGCGACACGAAACGGCGAAACTTTTCCGCATTCGTCATCTTCCATGTCTCATTCGGGAACGGTCAGGCGCGCTTATTGCGTGAACGGCATGTCGTCCCGCAACGGCTGCCGCGTGGTGGGACGATTCATCACCACAACTGGCAACACCCGCCAGTATTCAAGGACATGGTCGAGGATAGGCGGCGGCGTTATCCACATTTGCGAGAAACGCCGGAAAGTCTGGCGTTGGGTCTGTTTAGGTTGATTATTAACGCCACAATCAACGCATCCGATGGCCTGCTAGTCATTGCAGCCAAAGACGGCATAATGGCGCGGTTCTCGGTCGATATGCTACGCACACCGTACTTTTTCCGAGACCGCGAAAAAACCATTACGGAAAGCGGCAAGACGCGCAAGATTTTCCACATCGCGCGCACGCATAAGCGACGGCTCGCGGATGGCCGTGAGATTTATGTAAAATCTCACTTCCGGGGCGAACGAAAGTTTACATGGAAAGGCTATCAAATCACCATCACGATGCCCGGCCTGCACCACGCGCCGATTGAAGCGTTTGACGCCCCGGCACATGAATTTGAGAACGACGAGCCGCCGCCGGGCTTTGTGGACTCAACCGTGGCAGCCAAAAAGATCGGGGTCGCGCTTCGGCACTAGCCCCGCGCCTCGCCGCGCGCTATAGTGGAAGGGCTGCGGCGGCAACAGCCCGGTCAGTTGCACAGACCGAAGTAGCGCCGGCCGTCAATGTGCATTCCGGCACGGCGCGAGTTGGGTAATAGAGCGGGGGAAATTCCGCGTGGCCCGCTGACCCGAAAGGGTACCAATGACGGTGTCGCAGCTACCCCCGCCCGGCTGGATCGATGTGATTTCGACCGCCGGGCGGGGTCAAGTTTGCGCTCGGCACGCCCTGACCTGATCGCGCAATCGGCCGTAATCGGCGAACATGCCCGGAAGCTCGGCAGTCGGCGGCATGGCTCGCAATTCAGCGCCCGCCCTCGCCTGCCGCTCGCGGCTGTACTCGACGATAGACGGGCAGACGGTGACCGTCGTGCTAGAAGGTGCCGTCGCGCATCCGGTCAGCAGCATCGTTGCCAGTGCGAGGGCCACGGGAATCCGCATCGTTCATTCTCCGTTGGGTTTCGGCGCCTTTGGTGGCGTGGCGGAGGTCGGACTTCATTTCGCCCTCGCGCTTGCCCGCCCGGTAGGCCGACCACACGGCCAGCGCCTTGCCGAACAGGTCGATCAGCGGCACGGCGACTGCCCTCAGAAGCCCGCCGATAATGGCTAGACCGCCCATCACAGGTACCTCGTTCGATGCCACGGCATCCGGTCGCGGAACCACAACGCCCACGGCTTCCGCCTTCCAATGGCGCGGCGGTAGAGCCAGTTGAGCCCGGTCAGGATGCCGATCACGATGCACGCTAGCCCGAGATAGGGCAGCGTCCACTCGACGCCGAAGTTGACCGCGACCTGCCGGACGTGGCCCGACGACGCCGCGATCGGCACCGTGGTCGCCAGCAGGTTGAGCATCGGCGCGTATGGGTTGTCGGGGGTGTTGTCGTCTGCCATCACACCACCAGATGGCTCGCCAGCCCGACGAGGATGCCGGCCGCGAAGATGATCCACCGCTTCCGCGTCTCGCCACCATCGGTGTAGACGTGTGCGGCTTGGCTCAGTTTGGACATGGGGGCCTCCTTAAGGGCCTGTTAATGCAGCCCGTGCTGACTCGCGCGGGTGCTGTGGCTCTACCGCCTCGATCCTGCCGAAGCGTTCATCAACGCCGCGTCGGCGCTCGCCCTCGTGGCGCTGATCTTCGGAACCGGCGACCTCGCCGGGCTGTCCGTCGACATGACCGTGCATGCGATCAATCATCGTTGCCTTTGCCGCTCTTGAGCCGTTCGATCTCGATCGCGTGGGATTCCGCCTTTTCCTGGAGCTTCGTGATCATGTCCAACAAGCTCGCGATGCGGAGATTGAGAACCCAGAACCCGCCCATCACGATGGTGACGCCGATTCCGAGAATGCCGGTCAAGTCGCTGATGCTCACGGGGGTATCGCCGTTCTGAGCGCGCGGACCACCATCGGGCCGAACTGGAACACCATTCCCATCAGCGCCCCGCCCGCTCCGCCCGCAAGCAGGAGCACCTTGTATCCGCCGTCCTGGCTCGTGAACTTGTCTTCCATGCTCCGCAATCTCGGCTCGATCTTTTCCATTCCGTCGACAATGGCGTCCTTGATCTCGACCAGATCGGCGCGGTTCTGCTGCCGCTCCCGAATGCAGTCGTCGACGTGCCTGGATAGGTTATCCTGCACATTTTCTATTTTGCTTTTCAGGTAAGCCACCTGTGCGGTCAACTCCGTAGTCACGCCCCGCCTCCCCGTTAGACCTGACGGACTTGAAGGATGTTATCGAGCGCGCACGGCACCCACAGCCGGCCCCACTGGTCAGCGTCCATGAAGGCCGGATCGCGGTTGACATAGTAGGAACCGACCTCGGCGCCGGTCGTGGTGTCGTGGCCCTTCAGGTAATGCGTCGCGCTGCACGTCACCCAAAGCGTATTGCCGACGCGCCGGCCCTCGTGAAGCCCAGCATTCGCCATGACCGGCCATACGGCGACAACCGTATCCGTGGCAGGGTCGATCACGGCGATCGTGTCGCCTGATCCGGCGGAATTGCCGTAGTTGTAGACGTAGACGCGGCCATTGACCGGATCGACCGACACGTTGCAGGGCTGGATGCCCTGCGACGGGATCGATGCGATCACCGTGTTGGTCGCTAAGTCGATCACTCGCACGCAGTTTGCGGAGAAGCACGCGACGAACAGCTTATCCTGTGTCACGGCGCAGCCACGCGGGCTGCCAGCGCACGCGATCGGACTGCCGATCTTCGTCATCGTCACGGGATCGACGATGACAACCGTCCCTGCGTCGCGGTCCGGGACATAGATTTTTCCGTTATACTCGGCGATGCCGCTGAGAACGTGTCCGGCGCCGATGACGAGGCGGGTCAGGATGGTGGGGCCGGCCGTGGCGACCTTGAGCAGTTCGCCGCGATGCTGATCGAGGGCGAACAAGTCGCCGCCCCATTTCACCATCCGGCCACCGCCATAATTCGGGTACGAGCCGTATGGACCGATAACGGCTTCGCTGATCTTCGTCCCCGTTGTGAGCGAGAACTTTTCGATCTTTGCTGTCCCGCTCGGCTGCCCGTTCGAGGAAACCCAGACCACGTCGCCATCAACAAGCGCGGCGTATGGAAATAGGTTGGCCGCGCGCGTGATCGGCAGCGGCGGCGGCGGCTCCGGCGGCGGTGGAGGCGGTGAAGGCGGTGGAGGCGGTGGAGGCGGTGGAGGCGGTGGCGGCGGCGGGGGTGGCGCCCCGCCCTCGTCCTGCGCCTCGATCCACGCGCGGGCGAGGTCGATCGCTGCCAACGCTTCGGCTTTCGTGGTCACGCCTTGATCTCCGTGATGGTGATCGACGACGCCATAACGCCGCCGAAGAGTCGACCGCTCGACCGGCCGTTGAACGTCGTGGTACCGGCGCCGTTGCCGCCCGCCCGCACCTTGAACGTTGTGGCGCTCGTCGTGCCCGCCGTCATCTTGTGGGTAAGACGCACGCTCATCATCTGGCCCGAGTCAATCGCGCCCTGCGCCACCGCAGCCAAGGCCCCGGCCGTCGAGTCCTGAAAGAGCGCGACCGAGAACTGCGATGCAGCGCCAACAGTCGTTGCCGCGTTCAACAGCACGTCAATATAAAGGATGTTGCTTGCGTTCGTCGGCGTGATCGCCAACGTCATGTACTCGTCGCCCTCGGTGTTTTGCGGGATCGTGTCGTCAAGCGGCATCTGCGTTGTGCCCGTGGAGACCGAGCCCGTCTGCGTGTTCACGCGCTGGATTACGGACCCGGCCGGCTTCTGACTGGCAGCCAGCGCATAGTTGACGAATGCCACCTTCTTGACCGCAGACGCCGAATTGTCCCACGACAACAGGAAGTCCGCAGACTCGTCCGGGTTGGTATCCTCGGTCAGCGCGTTGACGACCTTGAGGAAGTTCGCCACCGTCATCTTGTTCGCCGCGTCGCTTTCCGACGTGTCGGTGATGACGATCAGGTCATCCGTGGCGATGGTCGTTTCTGCAGTCAGCGCGCCGATGGTAGTCGTCAGCGACTGGACATAGCCCTGATTGAGCCACACGAACCCGCCCGACCCGCCGTCCAAGGCGGTGTCATACGAAACAATGACGCGGGCATTCGCCGGCCACGCCGCGGAGCCGAGCTGTGCGCTGCCGTAGAAGTCATAGACCTTCTTCGCCCCCAGCGTATTGACGTTGAGTGTCACGCTTCCGCTCGGCGTCGCGTGCGCCTTGAAGGCGAACATGTGGCCCTGGACGTAGGCGCCGGGCGAGGTCGTGTAGGTCAGCGTGAACGCCGGCTCTGTGCCCGCGCTGGTGACCGTTGGCGTGATGCGGTTGCGGAACCGCTTAACCCCGCCCCAAATCTCGCGAAGGATATTCTTCGTCGCCGTGCGCGCGAAATTGTTGGGGGCGCCATCTGGCGCCGCCGCCGTGTTGCTGGCGGCAGTTTCGCTTACGGTACTATTTTCGATATCGGCCACGGTCGTATCCTTCTACGGGACGCCCGCGCCATCACGGCGGGGGTGGATTGTCTCGGCGGAGCTATCCTGATAGGGTTGCTGGCATGACGTTTACCCCGGTCTGGCGCTCGCGCATCAAAAGAGCGGCCCTCAATGTCGGGCTGTTCATTGGGTTCTTTCTCGTCTCATATCTTGTCGTCGTGGTGCGCCAGCAATGGCCGGGATAGCAGGCTCCGCAAGACGGCCTGCCATCGCCGTCCGCCGGATGATATCGACGGCGGCGCTCACGTTCTCGGGCGTCGCGTTGTTCACGAGGCGGGCGGCGAGGTCGGGATTCAGCATCGCCTCCGCAAGCAATTCCTGAATACGCTGGTCGCCGCCGCGATAGAGCCACCGGAGCGGCTTTAGGAGTGGGTTCGTCTCGAACCGTGCGGGATCGATCATGCCGCCCGTGACGGCGCGGATCACCGCCGCCGTCGAGAAGTTCTGCACCGTGTTCGAGCCGATCGCCCGGCCGACGTTGTCGACCATCTGCCGCGACGTGAAGTCGCGCGCGATGCTTTCCAGATGCTGCACACCTTCCGCGCCAAACAGGATGCGGGCCTGTTCGCGGTTGTCCCGCAAGAGATTGTGAAAGCGCGCCGGGCTGAGGACGGGATTGCCCTGTGCATCCGGTGTCGTCGTCTCGATCGCGCGGCGAAGGCGATCCACGAAGGCGCCTTGCATCGCCTGCCGCGCCACCGGATCGGCCCCGGCCGCCGCTTCATACTGGCGGATCGCAGTCGGGCCGGCCATCAAGGTGCGCGGCACGTTCTCCGTGGGCATGATTGGGCGGCCGAACTGGTTGGTGTCGAGAACGCGGCCCGTCGCCCCTTCATCGAACACGGCCCCTTGGTTGCGACGGAGCGCGGAGCCGACGCGAAGCGCCGCCGTATCGACTGGAGACAGCCCTTGGGCACCGCTGGCCGCAGCGTCGTCAAGCGCCCCCTGGAGGGCCTGCCGAACGGCGCCAGCGGTCCGGGCAAGCATCCCGTCGTTTCTGACCTGCGCCTGACCGGCGATGTTGCCAGTCTCCCGGATCATCGCCTGAAGATCGCCGACCGAGAACGTCTCGGCGCGAAGGCGGTTGATGATGTCGACCAGTTCCTGCGGCGCGCCATGCGTGGCGCGGCCGTACATGTCATTGACCGCGCGCGCGGCGGTTTCCCAGATCGGGCGGCCGGGAATGGCTCCGGCGTTCGGATCGACCGCACGATAGGCCCGGCTCACGTCTTCGGCGCTGTTGCGAAGGGAGCGGGTCAGCCGCTCCCGCACGATGTCGCCGGCCGCCGACTGGTCAAGGCGCGGCGCCATGCTTTCGATGGCAGCGCCACGGGCGGCGTTGCGCGATGCGTCGCGAAGGGCGAACTCCGCCCCCTCACGGGGTCCGATGCTGCGGACGCCGCGTTCGAGCTGCATCAAGCCGGGGTCGTTGGCGACCTCCGCCGTCGAGCGGAGCGAACCGGGGACGATCTCCCGCTGTCCGGTCGCCAACCTGTCCTGTAGCGCGCCAGGGTTCTGCGCCGTCTCGCGGATCGCGGTGCCGACGATCCGCTCCTGTCCTGGCCGGGTGACGGGGCTTGCCGCCGCGCGGGCGACGTTGATCCCGTAGCGGGCCAATTCGTGCGCCGCCAGCCCGCCGACGCCGCCCGCCGCCGAGCCGACAAGATCGGCGACCGGGCTGTCCGGGTACATCTCGGTTGCCATTCCGCCGCCGGCATCCATGCCGAGCACCGCCGAAACCTGGGAGCCGGGATTGGACGTGATGGCGCTTGAAAGCGTCGCCGCAGCGGGTCCAAGCCCCGCCGCCGACTGTGCGGCCCCCATGCCTGTCGCGAGCGAAGTCAGGCCCCGGCCCATGCGGTTCACGACGCGCTCCGTCGCGTTCTCCGGGCGTGGGGTGTAGCGGTCGATCAGGTCGCGTATCGCGTCGGACGGGCGGCCCATCTGAGGGATATCCGTTCCCGTGGCCGCGTTGACGCCCCGGACCCCGAGATTGACCGCTCCTGCCGTGGCATCGGCGAGCATGTTGGGCAGGTGGACGACGCCCTCGGTGATTGCGCGGCCAGTCAGCCCGAGTTGGCGCAACAGGCTTTGCAGCGCGGTGCGCTCCGAAGGCTGCGCCGCCTCGACCAACGCGCGCACGTCGTCGGGCATGTCGGCGGAGCCGCCTACCTGCGACAACATCCCCCGGATGTCTTCGGGCAACTGCTCCGTAGGCATCAGCGCTGCCCTCGCAACTCTTGCGTGATGGCCTGAAGCCGCGCGCGGACCGCCGCCTGCTGTTCGGCGTTGAGTTCCGACCAGCGGTTTGCGAGCGCAACGATGTCGTCGCGCTGGTTGACGCCCATCATGCTGATATCCCGCGCGGGCGGAATAGTGCCGGTGCGGTAGCGGCTCGGGCCTGGCTGCCGGTTTTCCGGCGCGGTGGTGTCGCGACGCGGTACGGCCGGGGCCGATCCGCGCGGAGGAACCGCGCCCGGCGCCGCCTGCGGCTGGTCGATGACCGGCTGCAACGGCTGGCCGGGCTGCGTCTGTTGTTGGAGCGACCCTCTCTGGCGAGCCAGAAGCGTTTCAATAAACCCCTTGATCTGATTTAGCTGCGCCGTGCGGGCTTCCGCCGTCGTCAACGCCCCTCGCAAGCTCGACGGATCGCGTAGCATCCTTTCAAGCATCACCATCTCGCCCGGCTGCAAGACGCCCGTATTGAGGAATGCCGGCGATCGTAGTGACGTCACCATATTGTCATAGGCTTGCTGAATCTCGGCAGCTTCCGGGCTGGTCGGATCACGCAGCCAAGCGCGGAATCTCGTCAATCCACTAGCTGAGTTTGCTAGACGCTCGAAATTGTTGACAGCATCAAGAACTTTGCCGGCTTCCATTTCGATTGTGCGGACTTCCCGAGCCGCCTGTGCATCAACTCGCGTCGGGCCGACAGGCACGATGCGCGGCGTTCCCGGCGACGGCGGGGCAGCTGGTTGCGGCGTCGCTTGTGCCATCTGCGGCGGCTGAACTGGCGCCGGGGCAGCCAGCGGCGCGGCCAGTGGCGCGGCCGGCGCCGCCACCTGCGGAGCGTCGGCCGGCTGTAGCGTCGCCTGCGCCCCACCGGCCACGTAGCCAGTCGGATCGGCCGCCACGGGCGCCTCGGGCTGCCCCGGCGTCGGATGTCGGAACGTCGGCGGCCGGAACGGCGACATATCGGGATAGACCAGCGACGGGACGAGATTCCCGCTGGCGTCCGGCGCCACCGCAACACGCGGCGCCGCCTCTCGCGCATACACCGCCGCGTATTCCGGCGATGCCGGGTCGCCACGGGTCAGGATATTGAGGCTCTGGGCTTCCATCGAAGTGCCGCGGAACATCCCGCCGGGGGCGCCCGCCCCGCCACCGGAACCGCCCGCTCCGCCGCCGCCCATGCCCGGACCCTGCACAAGCTGCGGATTGCCGTCTGGCCCGATCCGGTAGATGCCAGTCCGTGTGGTGATGAAGTTCCGGCGCGGGTCCGGCGGCTCGCGGGTCAGCGTCCGGGCAAGCACCTGCTGTCCGACCTCGCGCGGCAGTCCGGCCAAGGCGGGGTTGCTGGCCTGCAACTCGGACCAACGCCGCTCGGATTCCTCTTCCCGCTCTTGCTGGCGCCGCTGGTAGGCCGTGAGCATCGAACGCGACACGGCACCGGAAACGTCGCCCATCTGCCCTGTAGGGGCTCCTACGGGCCTGCGGCGGTACTGTTCGGCGAGGTTCTGCCCGAACTGCCCGAGACCGGCCAACGCGGCCTGAATCTGGATATTCCGGTCGCCGCCGAGCAACGGGTTCCCGGTGCGCGGCACCGTCGCCGGGATCGGCTGCGGAACCGCGCCCTGGGGAACCGGCGGGATCGTCTGCGCCTGAGCGCCGCCGCCGAACAGCCAATCGAGAAAGCCGGCCATAGCTACGCGACCTTGCTGTAATCGACCATCTTGATCCCGAACGGGTGACGCTTCACCGCCGCCGGGTTGGTCTTTTCAACGTCCTGAGCCATCACGCCCATCTGACGCGGACCACCCCACTTGTAGCGGTAGGTGTAGATCGGCGTGCCTTCGTCAGTCTTGCCGACGCGCTTGATGTCCTCTTTCACCCGGCGGTCGGAAAACAGCATCATGCCGAGCGACGCAAGCTGGCTCGCCGTCCCGATCCCCTGCCCGAGCGTCGAGAGGAAGTTGTTGCCCTGCATCGGGACGGTCTGCGTCGATGTGGACGTGCCGCCGCCGTTCTGGCCCCGGATGATGTCCGAATACTGCTGAAGCTTCGCCGCTTGGAGGTTCTGTTCGAAGTTGTGCCGGGCAATCGCAGCGTCGATCGCCTGCTGGCTGTAGCCTTCCTGCGTCTGGCCGGCTGCGGCCAGTTTGGCGAGGTCGCTGTAGTCCGCCTCCGCCAGTGCGGGGGCCTGACCAATGGCCGCGTTCTGATAGCCGCGCTCGGTGTTGTAGGCGTTGCCGTACATCGTCGCGGCGTTGCCGGCCAGGGTCCGATTGAGCGAGTCCTGAGACTGCGTCTGGGCATCCACATGCGCCCCGGAGCCGTACCGGCCGGCGAGCGAGAACCGCGCGTCGTTGCTCGGCGCGATGTTCTTCATGTAGTTGTCGATGACCGGCTGATTGGCGTAATCGACCGAAGCCCGCAGGTTCGGATTGCTCGCCGGGTCCAGATACTTGCCCTGGAGCGTGTTGAGGTTGACGTTCTGCGCCGCCGGCAACAGCGGGTTGCCGTTCGAGGCGCGGTTGATCGTCCCCGTAAGAGCCGTCGAGGTCGGCGTGCTCATTCCGGCGTAGGTCTGGCCGGGGAAATACGTCGGCGACGCGGACTTGTAGTTCGCCTGCGCGCCCTGCGCGACCTCGGTGAGATACGGTTGCAGATAAGCCGGCGGCTCGTTCGTCGTCTTCTGCGTGACCGTGCTTGGCGCAGATGGTCCGCTACTCATAGCCGCACTCTCCATTTCACGCCGACTTTCTCGGCGCCGGGAATGATCTTCCAGCCTTCGCGACCCTCGAACCGGACCTCTACGCAGTTCTGCTGCTTTGCGTAATCAGTGAGGCGCCAGCATTCGTCAATCCAAGAGTTCATGTTCGAGCCGCCGCAGAAAAGCACCGTCAGGACGTTGCCGATCTTCTTGCGGGCGATCTCGGTCAAAAGCACCGCCTCGATCGGCCCGCTCGGCGCCGCTACCCAAAGCTCCATCTCGCCAATCGCCACCGCGTGGCGGACATCGTTCGTTCGGTACTCTTCGCAGGTGCGGTCAAGGATGGCCTCGATCGGCTTCCACACGGCCGGGTTCTCGACCTGATAGGCCGGGACCGAGTACCAGTTGGATGTGGGTTTGAGGTTCGTCGCCATCATCCGACAATCACCACTTTGAACGTCTTGTCCGCGTTCGCATCGTTGGCGTGGTTCAGCGTTGCGCTTTCGTCCGTCTGATTGGACGGGTACGGCAGCGCAATCGCCTGCGCGTTCGCGGTCAGGGGCGTCAGAATCAGCGCCGAAAAAGGGTTGATCAGCGGATGGGTGAGCGTCGTCGTCGCGGAATTAGCCGTCAGCGTGATCTCGGTCACGTTGTTGGTCTTGCCATCCCGAACCTCATTGACCACGCGCGAGACGTTTGGTGGCGTGTCTCCCCGCGGGGCCAAGCGAGGAAAACTCTCGACGTGTAGAGTCATCGGTTCCCCGCCGCGCTGTACACGATCTCGTCCACGCCCTGGATGTGGTCCCAATCCTCGCCGGCCGGGATCGAAATCCGGCCCCGGACGTAGCGGGCCTTCGTGCGAAACTTGCACAGCTTGTCGCCGCTCGACGGGGTGGACTCGGACGTGAAGGTGACCGCGTCGCCGAGCGTCTGGCGATAGCCGAGCGACAGGCGGACATCCGTGTCGTTGCCCTCGACCACCGGCCGCGCCGCACGGATGAATGACTTCTGACCAATGGTCGGCTGTTGTTCGTTCGTATCGACCGTCGCCGCCAGGGCCGCGCCGTCCGAGAACATCAACTCGTGCGACGTGTTGAACGCCGCCAGTTTCGGCACCACGGTCCCGGCGTAAATCTCGCTGTCCAGGGACGGAGCGCCAGCCGCGTCGATATCATCCGCATACCCGTCGTCGTCATCGATGCCGAGCGAGTTCTGTGCACTGCCGGTCGCGATCATTTCGTGGTCGCCGATGCCGGTCACCGGAGCCCACCGGCCGACCTCCCACTCATAGGCCCAGACCGTGTTGGGCGTCCCGCTCGAAGCCCCGCCATCGGGGAATGAGATCAGGTACAGCTTGTTGAGCGGATCGATTGCCGACGTGACACGGGAGAGGTAGTTCTGATCGACCGTCTCCCAGAACGTCCGGTCCACCTTCCCCGCCCCGATGGCTTTCAACCCGGCGGTGTCGCCGTTGGCGAGTTCGTAGAACCCGGTCTTGTGGACGAAGAACACGCGGTTGCCGTGCGAGGCTACGGAACCCTGGATCGAGCAACCGATGCCCGTGGCGATCTCGTCGCGCTGGAACTTCGTTGGCGGTCCGACGAACGAATAGCGCTGGATCGCGTCGTCCTGGAGAACGATTCCGAACTCTCCGCCGGCCTGGCCCCGGATGTTGCCCCCGGCCGGGATGACCTGGGAATCCGCCATCGTGGTTGCGGAGGTCGCCCAAGACTCGGCGTTGTTGATTGCGGACCACTGGTTGGTACTCTTGGCGCTGTCCAGTTTGCCGGCAAAGGCGAAGTCGCGGACCACAGTGATAAATTCCGCAGTCGGCGGAGTACCACCAAGGGCCACGAACTTGACCGACCCGTCCACGACATCCGACAGGGTGAAGACCTGCGGCGCGTCCGTTCCATTGAACGCAAGCAACAGGTCACCGAACTGGACGAACGACCATTGCGCCTCATCGCCGACCGCGTAGTCGCCGCCGGATGCCCTGGTAACATCGTTCCACGCCGTCCCGGACAGCGCGTACAGCTTCGTGGCGGTTCCGGCGAACACCCGCGCCGACCCGTCGATCGCGCGGCCGTACCAAAGCCCGCGAGCGCGGGCGCCGAGCGCATTCGTGGAATGCACCGTCATCGCCTTGAACGGGCGATAGCTCAACGCGCTCGGCAGGACGTTCGCCACGGACGGCGTTCCCGGCGACTGATAGGGCGCCTGATCGGGCATCCATTCGGCGACGGGAATGAGCGGCATCGCCTACCCCGTGCGAATATCGTAGGCGTCGCCGGCCACGAACGGCGCATCGACGCGGAGAACCTTGAGGCTGCGGCGGCGGCGCGTCTCGCTCTTGAGCGCCTGGAGCAGCATCGGAATCCGGCGCTCCATGCGTGCGGCCATTCCATCATCATTGATGACGTTCGTCGCCAGATCGTGCTTGGCGTGGCAGCGGATCAATTCTTCCGCGTCCGTTGTCCAAGCGTTCGAGTCGCCATCGGCGGACAGCGCAGTCAGGCGGTAATGATCCGACATCGTCACCGTGCGGACGGCCGAAGGGATCGGATACATCCTGAGTTGCTGGGCGTGATAGGCGTAGCGGTACGGCGGATCGCCCGTCATCCCGCCGTCCTGCATTGCCGCGATCTCGTCGAACGTCGCCGGCAGAATCTGGTACCGAGTCGTGCCGATGGTCGCGTACATATCGTCGATCTCGATCAGGTTCGGGATCGCGGCCAGGGCTGCCGATCCGTAATATTCCTGATTGGCAACCAGCGAAAACGTGTCGGTCACGCGGCTGTTGAAATAGAACCGCTGGCGCTCATAGAACGCGATGGCGCTCTGAATGGCAGCATTGATCTGCGACGTGAGATTGCTATCCGAAATCTCATCGGCGATCCGCGAGCGCATTGTCGCGTACGTGGTCATCAGCCGGCCTTTCGCGGACGGCCCGGCCGGCGCCGCTCGCCGTAGACCTCACCCGTCACAGTCGGCAGGCGCGGCCCCTCGGGCGGCCCCATCGGGCCGTCCACGGCGCCGGGAACCTTGTCCGGCGAATCGTAGTGAGCCGGCGGGAACTGATCGACGCCGTCGAACCACCGCCAGCCGATGCGGCCGTGTTCGGTCCGGTAGTAGCCTCTCAGCATGGCCATCAGGCCGCCTCCGCCAGTTTGGCTTTGATGTCGGCCAGGAGCGACGGCCCCCAGTTGCCTTGGAATACGCGGCCGTCCTTGTCGACATGGCGCATCGGCATGTTGGCGACGCCCCACAGTTTCCCGCCGGCCTCGTGCCAGAGCCGACAGAACTCGACATCCTCGCCCCAATACTTCCTGCCCCGGATGTCGGTCTTGAAGTAGGCGCGCATCATCGGGCCGCCGGCCACGCTGTATTCTTCGACGCGGTCTTTCAGCGTCTCGAACACCTCACGGCGGATACGCATCAGGCCCGTTGGGATGACAAGGCACTGAATCAGCCCCTCGGAATGAACCTCCGGGTTGGGCGCCAGATCGACCGGCCAAAGGATCGGATCGCACTTCTTGGGATAGATGCCCGCCACGATCTCGGGCGAGAAGTCACGCAGCCGCGTCAGCGCGTCGCGCGGGAACCCGACATCGTCATCGACGAACACCATGTCGTCGGCCTTGCTGGCGAGGAACTTCTGCACCAGCATGTTGCGCGTGTTGTCGATGTAGCAGTTTCCCGCGATGGCCACGAAATCGTAGTCGTACTTGCTGCCCAAGCCTTCGAGCGCGGCCTTCAGCGACCGCTGCGTCTCCGGCATCGCAGTCCCGGAGTAGGTCGCCATCGCGATAAAGAGACGGCGCCTCATGCGGCCCCCTTGTGGTCGCTCATCTGCACCACGCGGTTCGGATCGTTCGCCCCGCCCGGCTGTTCCGAAAGCCACTGATGGAAGTTGCCGGGATACGGCGTATCGCCGTCCCAATGCGTCAACTCCATGTCGGGAACGACCCAAAGCTGCTTGCCCATGTCGTTCCACCGCTGCGAGAACGAATAGTCCTCGCCGAACCACGTCCCGCCACGCGCACCGTGGTTGAACAGATCGACATGCGGCCCCCACAGCGGGCCGTAGGTCAGATCGGGATAGGCGCGCATGAAGGCGTCCACTGCCTCGTGCGTGACCTTGAGGAAGCCGGCAGGAACCCACTGAGCCCGCACCGCCCCGTCCTCGCGCACGATCGGGCGGCCGTCATGACTCGGATAGAGTTTGCCCATGTACGGGCATTCGCCGCCGGTCTGTTCCGGCGGAATCTTGAAGCGGTACGTTCCCGCGACAACCCAACCGGGCGTCTTGATCAGCTTCACGAGGTCTTCCGGCGACCAGCTCAGATCGTGATCGATGAAGATCACCATTGAGCACTTGTCGTCAAGTGCTCGCCTCAGCATCTTCGATCGCGCGTGCGAGATATACGGCGAGCCGATCTCGAACGTGGTGCGGTGTTCCCAACCCTCCGCGTCGAGCGCCGGGACGCTGGCCTCCAGCGCCTCCAGATACTTCGGATGCGGCCTGGTGATGGTCGGGGTGGCAATGACGATCTTCACTTTGATCCGGCCCCGATGAGATTGTGTCCTGACGCGCGGTTGACGACGTGCCGGACGAAACCAGCCGCCACGAACGCGCGCTCAAGAGTGGATTTGATGTACCCGCAGCGATGCTGCATCCACGGGCTGCTTCTGACGTTGTGCCCGTAAATCATGTCGAGCCCCGTGATCGGACCGGCCGGCGATTCGTAGACCGGAACATCGGTCGGCTCGATGCCCTCCAAATCCGGGACGATGACCAGCGCAAAGCCACCCGGCTTGAGGATGCGGTGAAACTCCCGCAATGCCTGTGCCGCGTCATGCGTGTTCAAATGTTCGAGCGCGTGCGACGTGTAGACCGCGTCGAACTCGCCGTCTCCGATCAGGTCGAGATTCGCCATGCTGCCCACCATGTCGGGGTAGCACTCCGGGTCGATGTCGAGCCGCGTCTCTGCCCAATCCGGGAAGATGTCCCGGTCGATCTCGCGCCGGCCGCAGCCGGCATGCAGGACGCGGCGCGGCTCCACCTTGACGGCAAGAGCCGCGCCGCTCTGCATCAGGCCGACCCCTTCCAGAGCGAGACGGCCGTGAGCGTGTTCATGATCTCGATCACCGCCGCCTTGAAATCGGACGTAACGTCCGCGCTCGAAGCCGTGCCGACCGTGGACGTGGCCTGCGCCGCGGCGGCGCGCTGCGAAACGGCCGTGGCAAGACCGTAGAACCCAAGCTTGTCGCTTGTCGCGATGCCGAGGATCGTGCCGTCCGGGTTGCCGTCGGCAAGTTGCTTCTGCTGCGTGGCGCTGTACGAAGTGCCCATGTGATTTCCTCCTTACGCGGCGTTCTGAAAGCGCACGGCCCACTCGGGACGAATGCACTTGTAGCCGTAAAGCATGTCGATACGAGTGGCCATCACGTCGTTGGTGATCTGGTAGTCGCTGATCACCCGCATGGACAGGTTGTCCAGGCGCTTGCGCGCGGCCATGTGCGTCCCGCCCGGCAGCGGAAGGTCGGCCGTGACGAACGTGAAGGCGTCCTTGTGGTACAGCATCGACAGCCCATGCTGGACCGACGCCGTGCCGATCTTCGTCACCGCGCCGGTATCGGTCGGCGATGCAGAGCAGTTCTGCGTCGGGCCGGTGATGACGATCGACGGGCTGATCGCAATCGACGTGCCCGAAGACGTAACGGCCGTGGTCACGACGAACTGCTGCAATTCGCCGGTATCGACCTTCGTTTCGGGATGCACGCGATTGCACCCGGCGAAGGTGATGATGTCGCCGACAACCAGCGTCTTGGACGTGGTGTTGGTGACCGTGACCGACGCGCCGGTCTGGTTGGCGCCGTTCACGTCCATCTCGTTCGTGGACGAGCCCGTGGTGTGTGTCGGCCAGAGCGAGTTGGCGTAGAAGTCGAACCCGAAGGCGTGGCCCATCGCGCCGTCGAGATACTGCTTCTCGATCTGCTTCTGGGCATGGAACAGCGCCTGGAGCGAGCCAACCAGCTTGACCTGGTCCTTGTTGTTGAGGTTCGCGATCAGCTCGTTTCCGGGCACGAGGTTCTGGCGAAGAATACGCAGGCCGTCGAGCGCCTTGTCGGCGGTCGCGGTCGTGGTCGTGTTGTCCACGGCATTGAACACGTCGCGATACATCAGCATCGCGTCGTATTCGATGTTCGCAGCCAGGACCGACATCGCCGGTTCGATGTAGCGCTCGCGGAACTTGTCCAGCGAGAGGGCGAGTTCGGTCATGGAAAAGTCCATGTCCACGCCCTTCTGCGTCGCCAGAGTGAGCGTCTGGCTGTCCTCCGTGATGCCCTGCACGTCCATCACGCGGCCGGTGCGGACCGAAAAACGGTTGGGCATGCGGATTCGCAGCGTCGATCCGATCTTGGAGCCAGGCTTGGCAAACTGGTCGTCGTACTGCGTGTTGATCGTGCCGATGAAGTTGAGCTTCTGATGAAGCACGGTGAGGGCTTCACTCGTGATCATGTCGATGGTGAGCTGGGTATTGCTCATCGCATTCGGTTCCTTCGAGGGACGGCGGGCGCCTCACGGCGCGCGCGTCGGTTGCGGGTTTAGCGTCGCGCTCCGTTCACCTGCTTGTTGCGGGCTCGCGCATAGGCCGAGATGTCCTCGGACCGAGCGAGGCTCCGCAAGTCAGTGCCGGGCGTTCGCTGGCCGCCCACCTGGGGCGGGGCCGCGACGGGCGCCGGCTGTGACGGGGTTTGACGCTGTTGATTGGCCTGGAGTTGGCGCCAGTTGTAGGCATCCATCAGGACACGCACCGCGCGGGGGTCGCTCACGCCGGACCATTCCTCCGGGGTGAAGCCATACGTGGTCGCGTGCGACTTGAGTTTGCCGTCCAGTTCCTGGGACCATCCGGGAATCGCCGCAATTGCCTTCCGGCCCTCTTCGACCCGCTTGGCGCTTTCGCGCTGCGATTCGACTTGCCATTTCTGCTCTTGGGCGTTTAGTTCGCCGACCAACGCATCGCGCTGGTCGCGTAGTTTCTGATAGTGAATCCACGCGGTCGAGGCTTCCCCCGGCCGATCCACCGAGAACCGCTGCCATGCGTCTGCGTCGAGCTTTTCGTAGGGTTCGATCTGCTCATTCAGTGCATACAGCCGGCCGACCTCCTTGGCGTGCCGCTGAAAGGTCTGAGCTTGCTCCGCCAGAGTCGCCTTTTCGGCCTCGATGGCCTTGGCGCGCTCGGCAGCTTCCTGCGTTTTGCGGGTGTAGTCCGCTTGGCGCAGATACCCGTCTTTCAGGGCCTTGGAGACCTTGCCCCTCTTGCCGTCAACCTCGATTTCTTCAAGCTCATCCTCGGCGGCTTGGCCCTCGATTTCCGGGGGCTGCTCGTCGGACCGCTCGATAACTTCGGTGTCAGGCTGGGCGGCGAGTTCCGGCGCTGGCGTGGCGGTGTCCACGGGCGCCGGATTGTTCGCGATGTCGTCGGCCATTCAGTCATCCCTCTAGGGGAAAGCCCGCGTCGTCACGACGGGGGTACTTTCTCGTTAAGTGAGGATTTTAGCGTGTCAAGCGATTTCCGACCTCACGACAACAGAAACCACTCGTCGTCATCCCGGAGCAGCCGCAAGCGGCGCTCCAGTCCGATCTGGATCGACCGTTCGACCTCAAGCGCGCGGAGTTGTTCGCGCAATTTGACCCGGCCCCGGCGCGACCGCTGGATTTGCTCGCCGAGTGCCGCAATCCTGGCGTCCAGTGCCGCGATATCGACCCGATCTGGCACGGAAACCGGGACAGTTGGCGGCGGCTCGTCCTCATCGTCGCGGCGTCGGCGGCGGCGGGAATATGGATCGTAGACCCACCCGCCGGATGGCGCCGTAGGCGTGGGAGTCGGCGTCGGGGTGACGCCGGACTCTTCCTTGCCCGCAAAGGTGCCGTACCGACCGCCAGGGCCGGCATAAGGGCGAAGCTGCGTGATCGTGCCCGGATTGTGCGGGCCGGGCGGAACGCCGCTGTCAGCCTCTTTGCCGGCGAAAGAGCCGTAACGCTGGCCGGGGCCGGCGTGCGGAGTAAGTTGAGTGAGCGCAACCACATCAGACGATGATGAAGGTGTCGCCCGACGCCGGAGCCGTCGTGAGCGCCGTTACAGTGAAGGTCTGCGTGGCGTGGACGAAATCCGTGATGTCCGTGGCCTGATTCCGCAGCGCCGCCGTCGTCGTGTCGCTGTTGAAAATCATGATGCGGCCGTTGAACTGGTCATTCACCGCAGACGCGGGCGACAGCGCCGACGCCACAATCGAGGTCGTGCTTCCGCCCGTGTCGCAGGTACCGGTGCAGATCGCTTCGGTGGACAGTTCGAGCGTATCCGCCGCCGCCGTGCTGCCGCTGATCGCGAGCGCATCGGACTTCATGTTGCCGCCGGCCGTGAGCGCGGCCGGCAGGCGGGCCTGAATGTCCGCAATCTCGGTGTCGATGAAGTTGTCGATCGCGTCGATCTTGCCGTCCAGCGTCGTGCCGGTGTCGACGAGGATCGCCGCCGTATCGACTTTCACGGCCGCGATATCCGCGCTGACCGAAGCGCCGGCCGGCGTGCCGAGCTTCGGCTGCATGTCCGCCGTGTCGGTCAGGATCGCGTCAACGTTGGTCGCTAGCGCCGCGACGTTCGTGGTCGCTCCAGCAACGTGCGTCAGATCGACCTCGGGCACGCCGGCAACTGATGGCGTCGCGGCAGCCGTGCCGAGCCATGCGTCCACGTCCACTTTCGGCTTGCCCGCGATGGCTTCGGCCGCCACGATGCGGAACGTCGCCGCGATGAAGTTGACCGTCTGGCTGTCGATCGTCACCGACGACACGACAACCCAATAGAACGAGCCGACCGCGTAGAAGCTGGCGTCCGTGTTGTCGCTCAGATCAATCGAAAACCCATGGATACCGGTTAAGCCGTCGAAGTCGATGCCGTCCGTGTCCAGGAGCGTGTAACCCGCGTCGCTCGCGCGCTGCGTCACCGAGCCGTTCTTGTAGATTTCGATATCGGTCACGGCGAGCCCGGTCAGCGTGATCGACTCGCCGTTCGTCTTGCCGTAAGACGCGAAAGGGATATAGAGCGTGCTGTTGGCGGGCACGTTCCCGAGATGCAGCGTCATGCCGCGAGCCTTCCACGCACGAGGTTAGGACGGATGAGGTTGCCGCCGATGAGTTTTGGCGTCGCGGCTGCCCCACCGGATGATGTGAACGCGCCTGGCCACCAGTTCGCGCCGTCGAACGGTCGCGCAACGGGTGGGTGATCCTTCAGTGACGTTCCAGTCAGCGCACCGCTGTTGCCGTTGCCGCTCCAATCAGGCTCCGGCGACGCCGCCCCAAAGATTGGCAGATAGGCTCCGAGTTCGAGCCCCAATGCGAACGGCCCCTTGCGATATACGGTCTGCACTTGATCGGCAGTCCACGCCGCGTCGTCGATCGCGACTTCCGCTATACCGCCGTCCCAATATCCGCCTCCGACCTCGGACCCAAGAATGACGTTGTTCGTCAAGACCCGGCTGCCCGCGCCGAGCGAGGCTGAAGCGCCGGCAGAATCGACGCCATCGATGTATATCTTCGATGCGTCGTTGCCCGATGCGATCCCGACGATGTGGTGCCACGCGCCCGTCGTCGGCGTTGCGGCTTCCACGTACTTGAGATTGGTCCCGTCCCACCAGATGAACCACAGACGCGCTGTGTTCGGACCGACCACGTATTGCTGGCGAAGGATGTAATTGCCGTTCTTGCGGACGATCTCGCGATTTCCCGTGCCGCCGATGTTCGTGTCGGCCCACGCCCACACGGAAACGGTCAGCGCCGAGGTCGAGTCAAGCGACGCGGCATCCGTCACCGTGATGTAGTCGCTCGACCCGTTGAAATCGCGCGCCATCGTCAGGCGTCCGCGTACTGAAAGATCAGATCGAACAGCACGGCCGTCGCCGCAATCGTGTCCGACGATGCGCCGTCGCGGCCGAACAGGAACTCGACGGTCTCGCCGGCTGCGAAGTTCGCCGCGGTTGCCGTCATGCTTGCCACCATCCGGCGCAACGCCGCGCCGGGTGCGGCGTCGGTGACGGTCAAGGCTTCCTCGGTGCCGGACTGGTCGAGACTGTTGGCGTCATCGCCCGCAACGGTGCGGTAATCCAAGTCCCAAATCGCGTTACCGCTCGTCGCCGTCGTGGTCCAGATCACCTTGAACACGCCAGAGCCGACGTAGTTCTGCGGAACCGTGAACTGCCCATAGACCAGATCGCGCGTCGATGTGTCCTTGAACGCGATGACGAGATGCTTCCACACGTCGTTGGTCGCGAGCGTGTCGAACATCGTCGCGTAGACGTTGCCAGACCCGCCGAGCGACAGCGAGCCGTTGAGGATGCTGATCTGATGCGTCGCCATGTCAGCCTCCGACCTCGAACGTCACGCGCGCCCATTCGCGGAACAAGCGCTTCTTTTGCCCCGCCGTGAGCGACAGCGGCGATACTGCCGCATCGATGGCCTGCGACATCGCCGTCTGCACCGTCGCGCCGCGCATCGTGTCCTCGATCGCCTGAAACGCGGCGTTGGCCTGCGGCTTGGTCCACGGCACCGAGCCGTTCTGGGCGCCCTGTCGGCACTGTTGGAGTTGCGCTGCGGTGAGAACTGCCATTTTTCAACCTTCTTTTCGCGTGCGCTGGACGGCGCGTTTTGCTACCATCCGCGCATGGAATGGATCGTGGCCGCTGTCGTCGCCATCGCCCTCGCCGCCTTCGCGACGCGTCACATGTGGATCGACAGCACCGGCGAAGACCATCACGACTCCCGCGAGTTCTAGGCTCATTGCAGCGTCGCTCCGGTGGGCTGGGCTTCGTCTATCGGCTCGTCGATCGATTCCACGATGAACCCGTTTTGATCGCGCACCGGGCGGCGCTTCATGCGCGGCATCGCCACGTTGATCTTGACCTGCGACAGCCCATCCTTGACCGCCTGCGCCACGATCATTGCGATGTCTCGATCCGGGTTCGCGGCCTTCGCCGCCTTTTCGTTCGAGGTGCGGATTTCTCGCTCGGCCTGTTGGTCAGCAGACTTGTCTGCCAGTTCCGCCTGCTTGCCGGCCTTCCATGCCTCTAGCTCGGCTTCCCACATGGCCTTGTCTCGCGCCAACTCGTGGTCCGCCTTGGCCTTGTCGCGCGCAAGAATCGCGTCGTTCTTCAGCTTCTGCTGTGCAAGGATCAGGTCGTTCTGAGCCTTCTGCTTGTCCGCCTCAAGCTGCGCGGCCATCTCCGCCATCTTGACCTTGGCCGGGTCTTGCGGTGCCGATTGAGCGGCCAGCGCCTCGATCTTCTTGGTGATTTCTTCGATGCCGGGAACGTCGAGCGTCTTGAGCAAGAGCGGACCGAGCACCGACGCGAACTGCGGATTGCCGCGCATCGCCTCGGTTAGAGCCGCCGCAGTCTCTTCGCGCCGCGTCGTGAACGACGGACCGGCTTGGACGACGAGGTCGTACTTGCCCGCCGTGAGGTCGAACACCTCGGGGGCCGGTGTCGCTTCCTGGCCCGGCGACACCGCGTCCATCTGATCTTGCGGGCCGGGCATCCCCGGAAGCGGCAGATTGGTCGCCATCACATGCCCCCGATCTGCGGCGGCATTTGCATCTGCGCTCCGGGGCCGGGCATCTGCGGAGGCGGCATCTGCATCTGTGCCGGCGGCCCCATCGGCTTAGGCCCGATCTGCACCGTCTGCGCCTTGCCGTCCTCTCCGAGAATGCGAACCATCCGCTGCCCGCTGTACACCTTCGGGATGAGGTCCAGCATGATCACGCCGGCATGGCGGATCGCGCGGTTTAGGTTGTCCGCGAAATGGAACGTGGCAACGTCGCCCTCCCGCTGACGCGCCATGATCGCGCGGCCGGACGTTTCGTTGCTCTTCGCCCCGAGACTGGCGTTGTACATGCCGAGCGACGCTTTGATGTCGTCGTTCGCCAGCATCGCCTGGTTGAGCGCGCCCGCAGGGATTCCAGCAAAGGGCTGGCGCTGCGGCATTTCATCGCCCTTGTATTCGAGAAATGGATGATTCTCGCTGTTGGCAGTTGCCCACCGCTCGTCGATGTCGAACGCCCCTTCTTTCCCAATGAATGGCGCCTTGGGGGCGAGCGCGATCAGTTCCGTGGCAGCCGACCGCCAGAAGTTGAAATTGCACTGGGCGTCCTTGGCGTCGCGGATCAGGCTCTTGAAGATGCGCTTGCCGTCAAGCACCACTTCCTCGCCATAGACCGGGATGATCGGGATGTAGCGGCCGGGCCACGGGTTGCGCTCAAGCACGTCCGCCCCGGTCATCAGCGTGTTGGTCACCTTCATCGAAGGCGCCATGCGCTCGGCAACGACCGTAATTCCCGCGATCTGCGCCACGGCCTGCTTGCTCGATCCGTCCTCGAACTTCCGAACGAAGTCCTCTTCGGCAATCACAGTCCCGTCGCTCAGTCGCAGAATCTTGCGCTGCACCTTTTCGCGCCGCCACCACAGCGCAACCATGACCTCGTCGCCCTTGTGCCACGGGGCCTCAAGCAGCTTGTGATCGGCATCGTCCCAATTCACGCCGTCCGCGCCGGGGAAGCGTTTGGCGAACGTCGCCTTGTCGATGATCTCGGTCTGAAAGGCGTTGTTCCAGTCCGACGAGTCCGCCTCGGTGCTGTAGGGATCGCCGTAGATCGTCAGCGGATTGGCGACGCGCTTGAGCCGGATATCCTGGTCGAACGTGTCGTCGCAGGAATACTCGACCGTGACCGTTGCGTAGCCGAATCCCCCAGCGATGGCGTTGTCCGCCGCCGTGTCCCACACTGTATCAGCGTGGCTCTGCTGTTCGATGTTGCGGATCAACCCGGTGAAAACGTCCGCCGTCTTGATGTCGGCTCCGCTGTCGACCGGACGCACCTTGATCGCGGGGCGATTCTGGCGGATGTCGTTCATCACCTGCCGCTGAAACTGCGGCAGCATGTTGATCGTCAGCGTCGGGCGGCCGGCGCGCTTCGCCGCCCAGTTCACGCCGCCGACCGTCCATTGATGTTCCCCACCGATGCGGGCGAACTCGACATCCTCGACGAACGCTGCGCGGTTGTCGGCTTCCGCCTCGCTGGCGAGTTTGAACGCCTCCAGGGCTTCGTCGAGAGTGTCGCGGTCAGCCAAGCCAGGCCCCCTGCGTTGGCGCGCGGTCATGGCGCGGGCGTACCGCCCTCGGCACATCGCCCCCGGTCGCGCCCGTGCGGAACGCATCCGCGCCGTGGCTCGCCCAGTTGTGCATTGGCCGCGTGCGGAGAATCTTGTTTTTCTCGTCCCAATCGGCGCGGTACTGCCGCAACGCTTCGATGCCGCGCTTGCACTTCTCAGCGTCGAACCAACAGCGGGGCAAGAGCAGCCGCGCCGCGTTGATTCCGTCCATGATGTCTTGGGCCGGAACGACCTTGATGTTCCGCAGGCCAAGCGCTGCCAGCGTCTCGCGCCGCGTGCGGCCGGTGCCGAGTTCGTGCGCCTCGACATCGTGCGGCAGGATATGGTCGCTATAGCGATAAGGCCGGGCGTCGAGTTGCTTGACGTAGTGCGGCAAAGCCTCGCCGCTGGCCTCGTGGTAGTCGATCACGCGGAGTTCGCGTCCGACGTACTGCACAAACCAGATCGAGGTCGAATCGTCGTAACCCAAATCCCACCACGTCTGGACGCTGTGGCCGGGATCGTGCGGAACCTTGGTCAGCCGGCCCTCGCGCTCGGCCTCGTTCAATTCCTTGCCGAAGTAGGCACCGATGATCGCAGCCTCAAAGCTGCACTCGAACTCCTGGGCGTACTGTTCCGGCGTCATGTCCTTGCGGGCGGCTTCAAGTTCGCCCGTGCTGACAAGGCCGGTTTCAGACGCGCGGAGCATGAGCGACATCCAATCCGGGTCGGTTCGAGCCCGGTCGTAGATGTCATGAAACTGGTTGCGCCCCTTCGGCGTGCCGATGAACGTCGCCCAACCCTGCCGATCGGTCAGAAGCGGACGGATCACCTCCCCCCAGATGGACGGCGCCATGTCGGCGTACTCGTCGAGCACGACGCCGTCGAGGTAGATACCCCGGAGCCGATCCTGATTGTCGGCGCCGTAGATGCGGATGCGCGCGCCGTTGATCAGGTCGACGCGAAGTTCGGTCTCGTTCGGCTCGGATGCAAGGAGCGGTTGGGCGTAGCGCTTGAGGTAGGTCCAAGCGACGTCCTTGGCCTGGTTGAACAGCGGGGCGATGTAGGCGAAGCGGCCTTCGGGACGCTGGCAGAGCGACGCGGCCTTGATCAGTTCGTTCACGCAGGCGACGGTCTTGCCGGCGCGGCGGTGCGCGACGATGCAGGCAAAGCGGGACTTCCGGTTGTGGAACGGAAGGAACTGGCGCCGGGGGGCGTACTCGATCGTCAGGCGTCTGGCGACGGCAGCCACGAGATCACCACGGGTCCGCCGCCCTCGCCGGTCAGTTCGACCGATGCCAGATCGGGAAGCGATTTCTTGAGAACGCCAAGCGCAGCCGTGACTTGGCTGCTGTCCATCAACGGCTTGTCGCTAAAAGCGTGGGCCGTAAGACGGTTTATGAGCTGACTGGTTTTGATGCGCCGGCGTGTTTCGTCGTCGTGTCGGCGCTTCCGCGAGCGGGCGGCCATGCTGCGGTGATCAGCAGCCGCGCTTGCCGGGTCGCTTGGTGCTCTTCTTGGCCATATCGACGTCTCCCGACGTGGATGTTGCAGGTGATTTGGACGCTAAGTGTGGTTTTTTCGATGTCAAGCGAAAACGCGCGTCGGTGAGAAAGTCGCCGAGCGGTGCAGCGGGAACCGTCGTGCGCGGCGACCGCAACGCCATCAAGAGCATTCGGAAACGGTTCAGCACCACGGTTCGCGGCGCCCTCGCCATTGCCGGGCGAGTCCCCTGGCGATGAGTTCGTGCCCGATGTCGGCGCCGTCCGATGTGTGCGCGAATGCCAGCGTGCGGCGGTAGCGGTCCAAGCCGGTGCGGGTCAGGGCCACGCCGTTGACGGTCAGGCGGTGCAGCCAGCGCTGGGCTTGTGTGCCGATGTCGCATTCGCGAGCGCAGCGGCAGGGGTGGATTTCGGGGGCGTCGATGCCCTGAAGGCGGATGACCTCGCCGGATGCGAGCATAAGCGTATCGCCGTCAACGGCCCGCTGGACGCGCTCCAGCGGTTGGGCGGGCGCGGGAGCGGTCAGAAGCGCCAGGGCGCATCCAAGGGCCGCTGTGAGGCTACGATTGCCCATTCGCATCCCGCGCTTTGAGTGTCTTAACTTGACGTTCGAGTTCTACGATACGTATTGCCAATAGAGAAATAGCGTCCGCAAAACTCAGCCGCCCAAAATCCCCACCCCATGACACCTCTTTCAGCGCCTTCATGCGTTGAAATTTCAGAGATTCGTCAGTCATTTCGGCTCGCTTGGATGGTTGAGGGCGGCGTCGATCATGGCGCGCCAAATGTTGAGCACGCCGTTATATCCAAACGGGCGGCCACCATTGCACCATGCCGCACACTCTCCGGCGTTTAGCATGTCAGCCGTCAATCTCGACTGCTTCCACTCCCGGTCCATGTTTGAGATATCCTCGAACACGGGCACCGCATCACCGCGCATGGCCTCGATTGCGGCGCGCATTGCCCGCATCCACGCTTCCCGCGTAGCTGGCCCCATGCGCTCCCACTCGGCGGCCATTGTCGCGTTGTCACGGGGAACGTTGTTCCAGCCGCACAAGGCAGCGCGACCAGCACGCTCGATCATGTCGGTCATGCGTGCGGCCCCTCAAGCTCCCAGTGGCGGGCGTAGTCGTCGGGAGGGATGTTGAGCGTCAGTCGCTCGCCAATTTTCACGCCGCCTCGGTATACGTAAACCGCAAGCACTGAATATTCGGGTTTGGGCATGACAAATATGCGCGGCGGAATTTTTCCCAAGTCAATCATTCCGCCCCCGGAATCCTTCGCAGGATGGGCCGTGGTGCGTTTGGGGGTGCGGTCCGCCGTTGGGGTGCTCATTCGGGCTTACCCCCACTCAGCGGCCCGCTGGCGGGCGTAGCGCGGCGGTTCCAGGCGGCGGCTGCATCGGCTTCGTCCGTGCCCCATGGGCCGTAGATTTGGCAGTTTTGGCAGCAGACACGGCGCATCCCGGTGCGCTCAAACAGTGGCGGCGCTACGCTCACTTCCACGTCTCCCCCGCACCACGGGCACCCGTCCAGCTTCGGGCGCTCGGGGTACTTGGCGAGCAGCGCAAGCGCCTTCTCTTTCCAGATTGGCCCACCGTTGATCGATATGAAATCGCGCTCCGGCGCCATCCGCAGCACCGTCCGCAGCAGCCGGATCGCTTCGGCGAGGTCGGGGTTGTCGGTCATGGCAGGTCTTCTACCAACGCGCGGGCGCGGGCGCGGCCGGCGTCGGTCAGGCGGAAACTCGTGCTGCGAATATCCGCACAAGCCATCGCGTAGCCCAACGCCCGCAGCTCGTTCATCGTTGCCGGCATCCAGCGATACGGCCGTCCAATCCGCTCCTGACGCAGCAGATCGCACAATCCTAATTCCTGCCGCTTGGTCAGCTTCGGCTCGTCGCTCATCCCGTCGCTCCTTCCGCCGCCGACAGGGCGGCTGCCTCGGCCTTGCGCTGGCGCTCCCGCTCCATCCATTCAGCTCGCTCGCGCAGTTGCTCGGCAATGTCCGCCTGACGCTTGACGCGGTCCGCGTGGAACCGCTGGCGCTGGTCCCAAATCCCCCGCACCGGTTCGCGAAGCTCGGCAGGCTTGGGGAAAAACTTGTAGTGCGTGCGGGCGTGCTTCAGTGCCAGTTCGACCAGATCGGTCGGCAGATCGGCCAGCGCTTCGCGGTACCAGTCAGCCTGTGCCGCCGACCACGTATCCGGCGTTTTCCAAAGGCTCAGGGTGTCCGCGAGCTTGACCGCCAGAGCCTTCGCGTCGATCGGGTGCAGGTTGGCCGGCAACGTCGGCGAACGCGGCTGCAATCCCGGCTTTGAGCCGATCCGAATCACTTGGCCGATGCCCGTTAGTTCGCTGGTCATAACCGCCTTCCATCAATTTCGTGAACTGCCTCTGGGTGACGATGAAATCGAAATCAGCCCGCCAATTGGGATGATCCTTGCCGTTCTGCCGGCCGAGCAAGAACGGGCTGCCACGGATTTTTGCCAGCGCCATCCGCCAGCCTTCAAGCCCGCCGGCCTCGGTCAATCGGGCCTTCAGGGCCTTGCGCCGAGCCGCGCTCCGGTTGTGAACCGCTGCCAGCCCGACCTGTTCGGCGAGCGCGTTCCATTCGTCGAAAGCCTCGTCGAGGGGGGGCGGCGCGTCAGCGCCGGCATCCACCCCTCCCTGGTCCCGGTCATGGTCATGGTCATGGTCCTGTTCCAGGACAGGTCCCGGAGTTTCGAAAGGCTTCGCCAAGCCTTCGAAAAGGCTTCCGAAGTCATTCGACAAGGCTTTCAGATGGCCGATGACTGCTCGCGTGCAGGCTTGGCGAATGCTTTCGGAACCGATTTCGTTCGCCGCTTTGGCGAGCGAGCGCACTTGGTTCGGGTTGGTCGGCGGGTCGTACTTCACCTGATTGATGATGCAGAGCCATTCCGACTGTCTGTCCCAGACAATGAAACCGGCCCGCTCCATTTCGAGCAAGCCTTGCTCAATGCGAGACTCTTTCCAGCGCAGGTCTGACACGATGTAGCCGATCGGGAGGCGCATCGCGCCGATAGCCGCCCGATGCGGGCCGCTGACGAGATAGACCGCCAGCAGCTTGGCGTCGTCGCTGAAGGCCCGCGACTTCGGATCGGTCCAGAACGTCTGATGCACTTTGCCGTAGCTCACGCGCGCCCCTCCGCACTCGAACGCAGCAACCTTTCAATGCCGGCCACGATTTTCGCGTAATCCGCGTTTCTCGCCCGCGTCGCGGCAGCCTTGCGGAATGCGTACATGACGGACGTATGGCAGGACCGCTTGAACAGCCGCGCGATGGCCGGCAACGTGAGGTCGGGGCGCATCCGAACGGTCAGGTACATCGCGGCATGACGGGGCTGGACAAGATGACTAGCCCGTCTTGGCGAGACGATCAGATCGACACTGACACCCCACGCATGGGCGCAGGCCGCGATGATGTCGCGTACCGGCACCGCCGCGATCTGCGGCGAGATGTCGGATCGGCTCAACGCATCCAACCCGTCCATGTTCATCCGCGCACCTTCGCCTTGAGAATCGCCGTGGTGCAGTCCCGCAGCGCGCGCCAGATGCGCGTCTTGTCCCCGCCCCGTGCGGAGCGGTGGAGGCGCTTCAAGCGGGCGTGATGACGGTAGAGCGTGCGGAGGGTCACGCTGCCAGCCTCCCCTTCAACGGAATGATCGTCGCCAGAAACCCCTGTACGTCCTCAAGACTGCGGCACACGTTGACCACAGCCCCGGCCATCGTCAGGGCCGAAAGCATGTCGGACTGCGTTGATTTGACGCGCCCGCCCTCGCTCTTGAGTTCGATGAAGATCACGCGACCGCGCCAGACGATGCAGAGATCGGGAATGCCCGGCTTCACGCCCATGCGCTTGAGCTTGGCCCCCACACGCACACTAGTCTGCCGCTGATTGGCGATGTGAAACCACACCGCGCCAACGGGCAGCGACACGTCGAGGAAGCGCGCGACCGCGATCTGGAGGCGGTCCTCGGGGGTCATGATCTAAATAATCCCCGTGAGTGCCGCCGTGCCGTAAATCGTTGATGCGTGCGCGTCGCCTTCCCACCCGATCGGCATCCGAAAGCCGCTGGCATTGCGATGACCGCCGCCGCCG